AAATTGTAGTGAGTATTCGCCTTTGGAAATGTTGATCAAGTTGATTTTTAATCTTCCTTTGATCATCTTGAGTTGTTTGGTAGGATTCAGTTGGATCCTTTTCCCCTATATTATGGTTCACTATAATATATCGATGGAGACCTACTATTTGATTGTGGCCATTCAGAATTACGTGGCCAACTATTCGATAGTACCTATGGTGGTGATCGCGAGCTTTAACCAGGTTCGACGTATCATGCGAGATCATCAGAAACTGCACCCTAGGTACTTTGTGCGTTTAGTTAGTAGGACCGTGAGCTTAATTGCGCCCATGCAATTAGCAGTTCCTCCCTTGTCCAATGGTCGTGTGCGCCGGGATGCAACAAATGATCGTTTATCTGAGTTAAATGTAGAAGAACGATTGTATCGACGGCGGCGCCAGGGAATGTTGGGGGACATCAATGTTCACTCCCGTAAACGATTTGATGTGACCCTCTTTCCCGATTCAGCGGCAGCTTATTTGCGTTTGATGTTCAACTTAGCCGCTCCCGATGGCCGGGTCTATACTGTAAAGTACAATGAACCCACAGTTATAGATGCACTCAACCGGCTATCATCATATTTGACGTCCAGTTACGAGAACTACCGAGTTATGGCCGGTAGACGCGTACGACGGGCTGAGAAGGCCTACTGGTGGGTTTTGTCTGTTGAGAGTAAGATTATTGATACACTCAACTCACGTGACACTTATGACCCAATAAATATTGTAGACACAGCCCATGTTATTGCGTGGCAGTTTCTTATGAGATCACATAGACCCTTACCCTTGATGTGGACACAGAACAGGGTCATGATAGATGTTTTTGAAGAAGCAGCTTTCGAGTTTGCAAGAGGTATCTTGATGAATGGATTACGACGATCAAGATATTTAAGGTTCCTCTTTGCTTTTTGGTATTGGGTGTTGAAATACCCAACAAAACTTACCAAGCGGTTCGGTGGGTTTGGTTTGATAGAGTATCACTATCTTTCCTTACCTCGCTTGGATTGGGATAAGTTTGGACGTCGAGTAGATTCTAGTGAAATTCTTGGCCTGATATTAGGTGAGAATTTCCATTTTGTCCTCGCCATGGGACAAAGTCCTCAGTCCCCATAAGAGTGCTGATGCCGCTGTCATTCGTTTGTAAGAATGACAAGCGGAAGCGCTATGGAGTTAAGCGTGCAGTAGTTAGGTGGTACAGATCTATTGGTAACCCATGTCATTCCTTCAACTGGCATATTAGCGAGCGTGTTGTACGCCTTGCTGGTTGGATGTATGACTATGAATGGAATTTTCCAGTGCGGATTACCAATTTCAGACCCAGGGTGGAAGAAGGTCATATTATCGATTCTGATTTTCATGTCCATTCTTCCAATAAGAGGAAACCTTATGCAATATCATTGGGTCCCACTTTTGGAAATAACCCCATAGCAACCAACCCCAACGATGACCATGAACTACGTTGTGGGTTCAGAAAGAGGATTAGTCCAGTCATGCCATTGGCGAGGATACCACGAAATTTTCGGGGATTTGTGAGGTCGTGGTTGAAAAAGAACCTCACCCCGTTACCTTTCATTAACCAGGAAGAGGAAGACAATATTTTTGACGACTGGTTGTCTTCCAATCAATCTTATACCGCAAGCCGTAAGAGGCAAGTTCGAGAGGCTAGACAATTGTATGTCAGCAAGTCTTATAAACTTGAGGAATTTGATTATCGAGTTAAATCGTTTATCAAACGAGAGTTTTATGAGGCAGTTAAAGCTGTTCGATTGATTAATAGCCGGAGCGATGCATGCAAGGTTGCATTTGCTCCTTACATACACTGCATTGAAGAGCAGGTGTATAAGTCGCACCACTTTGTCAAGGGTAAGCCAGTGTCTGAGTTTCCAGACATGATGAGCTCACTTGACAGATACCCATTCAAGTTGGAGACTGATTATAGTTCGTTTGAATCTGGGTTCAGTCCCGAATACGTGGACTGTGTTGAGTGCGAGTTGTTCCGTTATATGTTGAAGAACAACACCCGAGCGTTGAAACAAATCATGCGATGTTATTACACAGTAGAGGGAGATTTCATTGTTCCTCGACGTGAAATCCTTCAATCGGTATCCTATCATGGATCAGTTATTGGATCCAGGATGTCAGGAGAACTGTGGACATCATTAGCTAACGGGTTTTCGAATCTGATGAATATGTTATTCATATGTCATCAGCGAAATATAGCCTGTGATGGATTTGTGGAAGGAGATGACGGCCTGTTTGGTCTATCTTCCAATGAAGTGGTTGAGGCAGATTATGAGCGTCTTGGCTTTAAGATCAAGATGCTTTACGGGCATAACCTGACACACACTTCTTTTTGTGGGATGTACTTCGATCCCACCGAGCGGTTGCCTGTTATAAGCCCCGAGCAGTCTTGCAGACTGTTTTGGAGTTCAACACCTGGTTATTTGGATTGTCGTCAATCTAAGCGAGATTCGTTGCTACGAGCCAAGGCAATGTCCTTATATTGCCAGGGGAAATTTTCCCCTATTTCAGGCCCTCTTGCCTTTAAAGTACTTGAGATTTTGGGCAAGGGCCCAGTGACTTTTGACCCCCATAATGTTTGGTGGGAAAAACATGTGGTTGAAACAAGTAAAGAAACTTTTCAACCTGTAACGATAAGTCAAGCTTCTCGTGAATTGTTTGCTGCGAGACATCATGTGCCTATTGGCGATCAATTGATGATAGAGCAAAAGATTAGAGAAGCTAGGACTATTAGCGACCTTTCACTAGATTATCGATTTGATGGGGAGAACTATCCTGAGACTGAGATCTCCCGTAGAAATGGATCGATATTTTAGTAGAAGCAATATTGTTGGAAGGTTGGCTCGGAAAGTGAAAGATGAATATTCTCTTCCCGAGCGATTGGATGGGTTTTCTGGTGAAGAAACGCATGCCGGACACTTACCCCCTAGTGAACATTTTTATGATCTAGGTTATGATGCTAGGAATTACTACATCAATAAGCGCTTTGGTGATACTTTCCAGAGTGACGAGATGCCAGAAGGATGGGATGTCCGACGCTGGACACCATCCGGTGGGATTTATACTTATCATACATCTGACAAGGTCAGAGGTAAGGATTCCCACCGACGCCGGCAGGAACTTCGCTGGCTGAAACCAAGGTTAGATGAGTTAGTTACTTACGATAACTTGGTGGCAATTCCGGCGCAGAAAACTCAAAGTAAGATGAGTAGAAGTTATACGACTAAGAAAACCCCAATCCCTAATAAGTCCAAAGGTCGTGGACAAAAACGACCTAAACGTTCACGAAAGAAGAAAAACCGATCTTTGACTGAACGGCTCGATGTTGTGTCCGTAGGTTCAGCTTATGGCATGACAGCTAGACTGGGAGATAAGTCTAGTGGCAACATTCTCCATACCACGTATCTGCTGGATGGAGACGAATTTGGAAACTTTATAGTTATTCCACTTCATCCGGCTTTCAATAGTGAAGCCACTTTTCGATGGTGCCAGATGAAAGACAAGTTCCGTATCCGACGAGCGTCTCTCCGTTGGACGAGCAAGGAAGGAACTTCAAGTACACACATCCTCATGATTAGCGAGAAACCTTATTGTCAGCCTCCTCAGGTGACGAATCTGATAGGTTTCTCCCGGAATGATACTATGATCAGTCCTGCATGGCAACCCGTTATTTACGAGGCCAGAAGATTTGATCGACGGTGGCATCCCACGATACCTAGGAAAGCTACCGATGTTCCGGATACACTCTTTGTTCGAATGGTTGATGATAGTGAGTCACCTTTGAATGTTGGAGTACTTCTTGTAGACCTTGAATATGAGTTTACAGGAGCATCTGCATATACGTCTGATTTATCTGGACTTAAGACATCGAATAAGTTCACTTTGGATGCGAATGGCATTAAGACTGCAACAGTGACACAGCCAATGTTTGGCGTCGTAACGTCGTCCACTGTTCCTGCAGCTGACATAGGAGAGTTCATTAGTACGCCTGCGTTCACTGCACCAGAGACCTCCTATGATGTGACAATGTTCCACAATGCCACGGAAATGTTTCCGAAAATTACCGCCTCTGACCGTGGTGAAATCACGGTGGTTGGCGTGGATATGAACTGAGTTGATTGATTTCTTTGCTAACAACATGTGTTCGCCGATTTAGACTTAAGTCAACATGAAGCCTGGGACGCAATTTATTGACAAACTTTTAGTTTGACCCGTGGAATGTTGATGTCGAAGATCAGCTAATATGAAGCCTGGGACGCGGCATTGCCGACAAGCTTAGCTTGACCCGTGGATTATTAGTGTGGGCTGTTGATACTGTGCTCATTAGCGCAGGGCTGATGGTTGGTTACCGGACCCGCTTTTGAGCAGTGTGGTGGAAAGATGTTTTGTTTGGGCCTAGTGAAAATACGTGGGCGTGGGCCACATCCCTTGGGGAGGGGGTGTGGTGCTGCGTAAGCGTGTCAGGACAAAATAATCGCTACCTCGAGTATCATCAACATGGAGAGCAACTATCAATCACGTAGAAGGAAATCTACACAAAACCGGCCAGCATCCTACTGCTAGATGGAAATCTTTAAATTCAATGGGCCTGCTGACGGCCGAGGTGCGGGTTATACACCTCTAGAAAATTTGGG